TGTTGCTGTAGCAAACGTAGTTGGTATAGGTAATATCGCAACTACAAACTATGATGGTAATTCAAGTAATATTCTTTATGGCAATGGTGGTTTTTATGGATTGCCAATTATTAGTAACGTTGCAAATGCAAACTATGCAAACTTTGCTGGCGAAGCATTTAATGTAAATGCTAGTAACATAACTGGTACTGTAGCGAATGCCAATTATAGCGCATACGCAGGAGAAGCAAATATTGCTAACTTAGCAACATTCGCAACAACAGCTAATGCAGTAGCAGGTGCTAATGTATCAGGCGTGGTTGCTAATGCAAATTATAGCGCATTTGCAAACATTGCGGCATCTGCAAACAGTGTTGCACTAGCTAATGTAAGTGGTATAGGGAACATTGCAAATATCAATTTAGATGGCTCTAGTTCAAACGTATTGTTTGGCAATGGCGTTTTTGCGCCCGAATCTACAAGTATAGCAAATGCCAATTACGCAAACTTCGCTGGAACAGCATTTAGTGTATCGGGTAGCAATGTAAGCGGAGAAGTCGCAAATGCAAACTACGCAAGTTTTGCAAACTTAGCCAGCACAGCAAATCTTGCAACATTTGCAACTACAGCTAATGCAGTAGCAGGTGCTAATGTATCTGGAGAAGTAGCTAATGCCAATTATGCAAGTTTTGCAAACGTTGCAAGTACAGCAAACAGTGTAGCAGGTGCTAATGTCAGTGGTGAAGTAGCAAATGCCAATTATGCAAGTTTTGCTAATATTGCGGCATCAGCTAATAGTGTTGCACTAGCTAATGTAGTTGGTATAGGTAACATTGCAAATATCAATTTAGATGGTTCTAGTTCAAATGTATTGTTTGGCAATGGCGTATTTGCCCCTGAATCTACAAGTATAGCGAATGCAAACTATGCAAACTTCGCTGGCACAGTTATAACAAATGCTCAACCTAATATTACTAGCGTTGGTAACTTAACAAGTTTACTAGTAACTGGCAATGCAACATTTGCTAACGCTCTAATTTTTTCAGGGAATAATAGTCCTGATATAGTTGGTCTTGATAATAGTAGTAATGCTACAGCCAGGTCTATTAGGATTACTGGCGCTAATACCACTAGTCCTAACGTTGCTAGTAACACCTTTGGCGGGGTTTTGAATTTTACTGGTGGTAATGCAAACGCTGATATAGATCCAGGTAGTAGATGGGATGGTCGCGGTGGTAATGCTGTCTTTGGAGGTGGTAATGGAAGTACTGCTAATGGTAATGGTATTGGTGGTAATCTTGTACTTTTTTCCGGTTCTGGATTTTCTAACCTTAACCCCGCGACTGGCGGACCGGTAACTATTACCGCTGGACAAGCTACAGGTGCAAATGGTAATTCTACTGGTGGTTCAATTACAATTCTTACCGGGCGCGCCAATTCAACTACTACTGGTACATCTACCTCAGGAAATATTAATTTTCAAATTGGTACTGCTAATGGTGTTACAGGTAACGTTATAGGTAGTATCAATATAGGTAGCCAAGCAGCCAATGCTAATATAGCCAGCCCAACATCTATCAATATCGGTCAAGCAAATACACCAACAAACATTGGTGGTAATGCTAATATTGCTGGTAATTTGAATGTTGTTGGTAATATTACTGGTAACTTTAACGTTGCTACTGCCAACTTTGCAAACTTTGCAGGTAATGTAACGGTAAGTTCACAGCCCAATATTACTAGTGTTAGTAATACATTTAGTTCAGGTCAACTTACATTAAACACAACATCTAATGGTGCGCCATCAATTCAAATGTTTGGTGTAGCAGGTTCAAGTAATTCGTCATTCGTATTGAATCAAGGATTTATACAGGTTACTAATACTGATTTATTAGCTGGTCAATCACCATTCAATTTCAATATATATGGTAATAGTGCTTATCAAGAACCAATGAATTATTTCCGTGGTAGAGGCGTTCCTGGCACTCCAGCAAATTGTGTTGCCGGTGATACAGTTTTAGATCAAAGATGGCAAGTGTATGCTAATAGTTCAATACAGGGTATTTTCCGTGTAGGAGCACAATACGACGGTTTCACTAGTGGACTAGGAGCATATGGTAGATATGGATTCTTCACTGGTGGTGACACTGCAAATTGTATTATTGACTTCCAAGCAGGCACAATTAATATGCAAGGTAATGTCATCGTTAGTGGTAATGCATCAATATATGCTAATGGTTATATAAATACCAACAATGAAATTGACTACCTAAGAACATTTGGTTCATTCACAAGTAATGCAACACAAACGAACGGTAACGTTGGTAATGCAGTTTATATGACATTGAACAATGATGAAGGTAGCAATGGCGTTTCAATCGTATCAAGTAGTCAAATCACTGTTGCAAGAACTGGTCGTTATAACCTTCAATTTAGCGCACAAATAGAGAAAACTGACAGTGGTACTGATCAAGTTGAAATTTGGTTAACTAAAAATGGTAATCCAGTTGCTAATAGTGCTACACAACTTGAGTTGGCAGGTAACGGTGCTAAGGCAGTTGCTGCCTGGAACTGGGTAGATCAGGTAACTTCAGCAAACACATATTATCAAATTGCTTGGGGTAGCACTGATGCAAACATACAATTAACTGCAATTCCTAGTGCTAACACATTAAGTGGTGTTGCTGTACCAAGTTTAATAGTTACAGTCGTTCCGGTAGGTGCATAATGGAATTCACACTAAAACAATTAAGTTGGATAGTCATCGGTTCATTAGGAATCGGTGGCACCGGCTATATGTCAATGAATAGTAAGATTGATGAACTATCGACCAAAGTTGCAGTAGTTCACAATCAAATGGAAAACCAAAACAAGATGTTAGAGCGCATCGAAGCCAAACTAAATAGTATACAAGGTAAATAAAATGGAAGAACTAATTGAATCAATGAAGCGTACATTTGCTACGCATTTTCAGTATTATGTAAAAGCACATGGATATCATGTTAATGTCGTAGGACCTAACTTTACACAATACCATGAATTGTTTGGTAAGATATACGAACACGCACAAGAAGAAATTGACAATATCGCTGAACAGATTCGTGCTATTGAAGGCATTGCGCCTTTCAGCATGGCTCGCATTATGGAATTGGGCGATATCAAAGACAGCAAAGAACGACCAAAAGCAGAGCAAATGGTAAAAGAATTGTTTGCTGATAGTCAGACACTTGAGAATCATTACATGGAAAGTTACGACATGGCAGAGGAAATGAATGCCGCTGGTTTATGTAACTATCTTGGTGGTCTTATTGATACACACAAAAAGTATCAATGGATGTTGCGTAGCACACTAGAATAATTTTATCTTGTATTAAGTGGCATAAATACATTTGTGCAGGGGGTTGACAACTGACCGCATATCAGTTATCCTACTAAACTCCGTGCCTGGAGATTATATTCCTTCGATTCAACTCTCTGCACACTTTGTTAGTTACAATAAAAAGTTCGTTAGTTTAGTTTCAGCAATTGAAACTTTAAAGCCCTAAAGTTTTTAGTCATTCTTTAGGGCTTTTTCTTTATATATTGATCTAGTATCCAATCACATCTTGCAACTTCTATAAACAGATCACGATCCATATCTACATTTGGAATACAATGACATATTTCATTTTCTTGTTCTCTGATGTATTCTTTACCTTTTATAAAACTAATAATTTCTTCATTGTCCCAGAGTATTCTGAGTTCCTGAATCATTTTTAATTTGCTACTGATATAACTATATTTGGTCATCTTAATAATGAAATCAACATGAGTAGTTTGTGATATTCTTCACCAACCATTTTGTTATACTTTGCAACATACATTAAATTAAGATATTCATTCCAATTTTGCATAAATCGTTCGTAATCCGAATATGGCATTTTAATTGAAACTTCATCCATTTCTTTGTAAGTTATACTTTCAGTAGGCTTGAATGGAATAGAAAATGGTTCTATTTGTCGTATTTTTTGACCAGTTAATTCAATCTTACTGCGGTAAAGGTCCTTGAATTGTTTAAAGGACTCAAATAATTGTTCATCTTTATTCATATTGTATTTAACATTGACCTTGTTTAACTATTGTACTAGTACCAATAGTTTGTCCATGTTGATTTTTAATTGTTGATACACATGAATTAGTTCCTGGCTTTGCAATTGATTTTGCAACAACACCAATAACAATCATTGAACCAATAATTTTTAATGGTTCTGTTTGTCCATTGATTGCGTAATCGTTTTTTGTTGATGCACAACCTGTGAGGAATAGGACACTTAGTAGAATAATTAGTTTCATCGCTTAATCAATCCCATTATAATTCGTTGACCAACTTGTGCTTCAATATTGCGTACACTTTGTGAACATTGAGCATGTAATCCAAAATCACCTTTATCGTGCAGTGATTGACAAGCAGGAACCATATAACCATAATTTGGTCGTTGAATATTTGATGCACAGCCAGTCATTAATATGACAGGCAATAAAACAATAATAGTTTTCATAAAAGCTCCTAATTAAAACAAATTTTCAGTTGTTAATTGTTCTTGTAACCAAATATATTCATTGATAACATCGCTAGGATAATCCTCGTGATAGCAAAAATAGTATCGTGCGGTACGCAATCCTAATTGCAGTTTCATAAGATTGAAGGCGGCATCTAGTATTTCATTTTCGGTCACTAGACCTTTTGGTAATTCTTTTGCAATAGTCATTAGATTGTCTCCAATAATTCAATATTCCAATTACTTTCATAAGGAGTAATTGTTAAATGTAAAAATACCAAATCAATTTTATCCCAACTAAATTCGCAATCTCGCAAATCTAACACCAATCTTTGTTCTTTACTATCTGGAAGTACTGGGTACTTTGCATAAAATTCTGTTTGTGTCATTTTTAACTCCGATTTGTTGAAAGAATGTCCCGTTTTACGCACACTACGGGACAAGAGTGCTAATATAGTTATGTGCGACAAATCTAAAAATCGCACATACCACAGCGTAAGGAGATCAGGACACTTTGTTGATGCGTTTTAGTGCATCTTCATTGTGAATTTCTAAGTCAAGTTCACGAACCAAATCATCATGCTTTTGTTGAAGTTTTGCAACAATGAAAATTTCTTTGGTGCGTAATTTGTATGCCTCATCACGATCCTCATTAGGATACTTAGAATCAAGCACAACCTCAGTCAAATAACTAATTTGTTGGCAACGACCATTCAGTTCCATACCAATGTTCATCAATTCTAAATTGAATTGACGATTGTGTCGTGCGGGCGACACTTCACGCTTACGCTTGATTTCAGCAAGAGCCGCTTGAATAGCAGGATTAGATTCAAGTTTAGAGACAGCCTCTGCCATAGAGATAGTTTTTACTTTAGCCATTTTGTGAACTCCTTAGTTCGTTTGTTGAAAGAAAAGATAGTATAGCACAGGACCGATTTATTGTCAATCTTCTAGGACTGCTTCAATACGGTCACGCAAATTGTCTGTGACATTTGACAATGCATTGCAATAATCGTATGCATCAGCAGGATCGTCAATACGATTTTCGATAGAATGAGCAAGACTTCTAACTAAGCTAACCAATTGCTCAATAGACATTTCGTCAATAGATTTTTGAGAAAACATAATAAACTCCGATAAGTTGAAAGAAAAGATAGTATAGCACAGGACCGATTAAATGTCAAATTGCTCAATTGCTTCTTCAAGATGCTCACGCAATTCAAACAGGCCCTCAATGACACAACCTGATGTAGTATCTGTATTGTAAGCAAATTGCTTATAGTTACTTTCGTTTACATTTTCAGAAGCAAGCAATTTGAGAACTATATCACTATTTTTCAAGATTTGTTCAAGTGCTTGGACCAATTCAGTATTTCGAGACATTTTTGAACTCCGATAAGTTGAAAGAAAAGATAGTATAGCACAGACTTGATTTATTGTCAAATCTGTGCTTGTTGTAATTAAACAACAATTCCTGACTCAATTTCATCATTGAGAAATCGTGTAGGTAATAACTTCATATTAACAAGAACTTTACAGAGATTATCAACATCATTATTTTCAAGATATTGAAGAATTTCTTGTTGATTAAGGTCCTTACAAATTATTGCTTGTTGAGAAACAGCACTAATAACTAATGTAAATTCATTAGTTTTAGTATGACCATTATCTTTCATAGAATCTTGAATAATTTCAGTTTGTTCATATTCTTTTAGAATATTAGCATAAAACTCATTAAGTGTATTACGCATATATACAGGCCATTTAATAAATGTACCTTTTGCTTCTTGCTCAAGTATAGCACCAATAATAGCACTATAACCAGAATCTGGGTGTTGTTTAGCCAATTTGTGTTGCTTGTTAATTAACTTATTCAGTTTGACCTGATTCATAAAACGAGAAAACATATATAACTCCGATTTGTTGAACTAAGATACAAGTATAGCAGAAAGACCATTTATCGTCAAATTTCGCCAAAAACACTAGGAAAAGTTGCGTTTTTGTCTATAATGACTAAATACATTGTATATTGTTTATGTAGAACTTTACAATGTATGACACTCCTAATGTCTTAGAAAGTCCCTGTCTGACAGCAGGGCTTTCATCTCCTGTCAGAGATAGATGTTAGCGATTCATAAACTTAGGAGAATAAAATGAATGACATAATTGACTTTACGCCTATACTTAGGCAACGTGCTGAAATGTACTATAACTCTAGTAGTAGTGGTAGTTGTAGTTATAGTGATAGTACACTTCAGCAAAGCACTGGTCCTTCGGACCCTACTAATGAAAGTGTTGTAGCGCCTACGGCGCCATCTTCCTTCTCCGGTGCTTCGCACCCAGGGGTGAAAGAAGACCAAAGAAATACCGGAAGTCCGAGAAAGAATGTTCCGAGAAAAGTTAGTTTGGACGACTACTATGTTCAGGTAAACATGAGCATCAATGAAATACGCAGAGCCAAAAGAACAGACAGAATGAATTGTTACATTTCGCTCAAAGATGAGAACGACAAGAAGTTTACCATTTTTCTTAGAAGCAGTCTTACATCAAGCAATGATGAAACATTTAGGTCATTGAGAAAAACAAACAATAGAATACTTGAAGATGCACTAACTGAAATTGGATCTAATTGCCCGAAAGATGCTAAATTCTTCAGTGGTCGCTTGCGTTACAATCCAAGAAGATTTAAAATAGAAGATGAACACAAAACAAATCTCAAATCAGCAGTAATTGGCATTTATGATTTTGGTACATCAATGACAGCAGTATTATTTTTATTAAACGAATTCTATGTGATTGAACTAACTGATGATTTGACTACAAAACAACAAGGAACCTTTGACTACACAGGTTCATATCAACGTGATGTAAAGGAAGAAGAATGAGACAAGTTTACAATGACTTCAAAGACACAAAACTACATTTTGGTAAATACAAAGGTATCTATCTCAAAGACATACCTACAAATTACATTGAGTGGGTAGTAATGAATCACACAGACAGAGGTGTCTGTGAAATGTGTGCAGTAGAATTACAAAGACGAAAACCTAAATTACGTAAGTAATCTCACGCTATGTGAAACGCTATAGTGAGGATAGCAACTAATTTGATGTTTCACAAGCAATAGGGATCATAGGGATCCCTATTTTTATGGCTAGAAAATATATCCAAATAGATCATAGGATGTAAATAGATATACTATGAAACAGAAAAGTTATATGAGATATCACAGATTCGATACAAACAATGTCAAGTACATCAAACGCTTTGAATTACATGAGGTAGTTCCATCAGAGCCACAACCAGGCTTTACAGTTTGGATTAGAGGTACTGGGCCACACAACCCAGAAGCATTAAATAATGTCAGAAATGGCGTTCGTAAGGCTTGTGTTGGAATACCAAAATCACCAGAACAAAAAGAGAAAATGCGTCAAGCAAAACTTGGTGTACCAAAAACACAAGAACACAAAGACAACATGCGTAAATCATGGGAACGCCGTAGACAAACACTACAGGATTCTCATGGACAAACCAACAATAAAGAATATTCACTCAATGCACACTGTTGATGTTGATACAAATTATAGTATCATACACCAATATAGTAAAACAACAAAACAATGGAAGTTTACTGGCTATCGTTGTTTACATTGCGAACATATTTTTAAAACTGATCTTGGCATTCATAAACATCAGACTAATTGCAAAGAACTAAATACTATAAAGAATACAAGGAAAGTTTTTATGCCTATACAAGTTGTAACAAAGAATGGTCAAAGAATGTATCGTTATGGTGATAGTGGTAAACTATATGCAGATCGCAAAGACGCAGAGAAACAAGCTGCCGCAATATTTGCTAGTGGATACAAAGAACCTAAGAAAGACATGAAGGAGAAGAAGTAATGGCTACACAAAGAATGACTGTTGGTGGTAAGACAATGTTCCGTGATGGTCTTAATGAAAAGCCTATGCGTGATAAGCCAAGTACAAAGAAAAAGGGCGCAGACGGTGCTGTATGCTGGGAAGGCTATAGATATGCTGGAACAGAAAACGGCCGTGACAAATGCGTAAAGATGAAAAAGTGAATATTGCTTGCGTTATTGGAAACGGACCTAGTCGTAAAGAACTAGACTTACATTGCATTAACGCAACGATGTACACTTATGGATGTAACGCAATACATAGAGACTTCATACCAAACTATCTAATAAGCATGGATTGGGCTATCGTAGAAGAAATATTGACTAATGACATACATCACAGAACAAACTTTTACACACAAGATAGTGCCCAGTTTAATCATATGTCAGTTGAGAAAAAAGAACGCATCAATTGGCTAAAGCCTATGAACAAAAGATTAGACAGTGGTAATTCAGCACTTGAAGTAGCACTAAGCCATGACTATGAAACAATATACATGATTGGATTCGATTACAACATAGATGACAAACTTCCCAATGTATATCATGGTACAAAAAACTATGCAAGAAATAGTCTTGTCCCAGCCGCAGAAAGTATGGCACGTGAATGGAAACAAAGATTGAGAAATCTTATAAAAGAGTTTCCAGACACACAGATCATTAGAGTAAATGGTTCATATACAGAAATGAATATTGAAGCAACAAATTATAGTGAAATAACCCCCGAACAATTTAAGGAAATATATGACTCAAGAAATTGAATACACGTACAAACTGTACAGAGACAATCAACAACAACTAGTTGTTACAGTAGACCCATTGGTTAAAGACATTGAAGTATCATTAGAAAAAATGATGGAGATGAACATCGATGAACTTAGTGATGACAACAAGTATGCCTTCGAAATGAAAATAATGGGCTTAAGAACCATTCATCAGTTCCTAGGTGCATTACAGCAAGAGAACTATTTGAAAGAATACAAAGCTGGATTGACTACTGAATTAAAAGGTAAGATCAACATTGATGTACAAGAACGCTTAGATGGCTTAAGTAAGGATACGGTACATTAATATGCAACAATTAATTGACAAACCAATGTATGTTGGTCATATCAGAAACTTTGATAAGATGACAACAGAACTCAGTCCATTTATGACTGAGCATGAAATCGACCAGTGCATCAGCTTTATGCATACACTCAAAGATACTAAGTGGGATATCAATCCAAGTCCAGAAGATTGCAAGACACAAATGCAAATTATGTTTGGGCGTGATAGATTCTTAGAGATGACAAAAGCCTGGGGCGAGAAGAATCAAAAGTTCCTAAGTGTTTTTGGTACACTAAAGTACAGATTAAAGAGTGATGGATCTTTTTGGGACGGTCTAGATGAAACAGACAACGAAGAAGATTACGAAAAAATTTACATATAAAGGTAAACAAAAATGTTATCAATTAAAGAACGCTTAAACAATCCTGGCGTTGTTAGAGTATATCGTCAGATGATTGAAAATAGCCCTGTCGATGTAGTTATTGAATTGCGTAAAAACATTCAAGAACAAGCGCCAGATCATGCCAAGGCTAAACTATTAGAAGAATTCTTTGTTAAACGTTTAGGTGCATGAGCATAAAAGAATTTATGGGTCATTGTTTTTGTGATTCACGCTTCCAACAATTGCGTGAAATGATTAGTACTGGCACATTAGACGTAGTATTACATATACAACAACTTAACAATGAACTTAAAAGAAATCATAGACACCAAGAAATTAATAGTCTATTGAAGGAGAGATTGGGATGAATTACAGAGCAACAGAACAAATGGCAGCTAACGCCAAGCGTGGATTAGAAATGCGTGAAAAAGTTAGCCCAAGTAATCGTGGTGGCACAGCAGTAGGACTAAACCGTGCTAGACAATTTGCAAATCGTCAAGAAGTAAGTTTAGACACAGTTAAGCGCACATACAGCTTTTTAAGTCGTGCTGAAGTATACTACGAGCCAGGTAAGAATACACCCGGCACACAAGCGTATCTCTTATGGGGCGGACCACCTGGCTTAGCATGGGCAAAGAACATACTCAGAAAAGAGGGACTGTTAGATGACTAAAAGAACATATTACGATCAGACAATTGTTAATGATAGTTTAGAGAATACATTCAATATGGAGCCTCTGAAAAACAATCAGGCAGAAATCAAGCTGACAGCCACTAAGCCTGGACGCGGTGGCAAACGACCTGGAGCTGGTAGAAAAGTTGGCTCAACAAATAAGATTCAAGGTGTAGAGTTCCTAGAAGAATACAAGAAGATTCATGGCACAAGTCTTAAAGAAGATTTGGCACGTGACATGCATGAAGCAAGAATGCGTGGTGACTATGAAATGTTATACAAATACCAAACAGCATTCGCAAAATACTACTTTGCTGATGTAGCAACACAAGATATTACTAGTAAGGGTGAAGCATTAGGTGCTTCATTCACGTTTCCAACGACAGAACTAATCGATTGGAAGAATGCGTAACATAGAAATTCCTTTGTTTGGTGAGCAGAAAACTATCCTAGCAGATTGGCTCACTACGAATAAGCACTGTATTGACATAGTGCCCGTTGGTAGTGGAAAGACATTCTTAGCGGCAATTGCTTTGCCTATATTTGCTAGTGACCCTCAGTTTCACAAAGGCAAAGATGTAATCTATAGTGCTCCAACAGGCGCAATGATTAAGTCTTTGATCTGGGAGCCATTAAAGAAAAGTTGTATAGAATACTTCGGGCTTGTTGATGGTAAAGACATTAACAACAGTGAACTAACAATACGCTTTCCAAATGGCACATTCATCCGTTGCAAGAGTGCAGAACAACGTGAGAATTTACGAGGCTTGAACGTAGGTATATGGGTAGCAGATGAAGCCGCATTATATACGCAAGACACACTACAAGAGATAACAAATCGATTACGCCCTAAAGTTGGTCAGCCAGATACTGCTGGTAGATTGATTGTTATCAGTACACCTAACGGCACAGGACCATTACACGACTTGTTTCAGTTAGCAAAGAGTAACCCAGAGAAATATGTTGTTAGACATTACAACTACCTTGAGATGCGTAGTGGTAACAAGAACTTCATTGAAGAACAAAGACGCATCATCAGTCCATTAAAGTTTGGACAAGACTATATGTGTCAATGGGAAAGTGTTGCTGACATGTTCTATTACGCATGGGACAAGAACAAATACACTAGAGAAGTAAAAGATTTCGGTGGCGATCTATATACATTCCATGACTTTAACAAACGAGTCATGTGCGCCACAGTAGCCCAGGTTAAAAAACCCGGGGACTTGAATGGTTCAATTGAGATATTGAAAAGTTATGCAATACCAGACTGCTCCACAGAAGGTATTGCGAGTGCTATTCGTGAAGACTTCCCGAAGCGCAGAATCAATAGTATCATAGACATGTCAGGCACACAAGTAAATCGGGACACTACAAGTCCCTTTGGTGTAACTGATAAAATTATCTTAGAGAAATATGGATTCACGATTGTTAACACTAGGAAGAGTAACCCACTCATCACTGATACTGACAACACAAGTAATGCTTTTATAGCAAGAGGGTGTTTAGTTGTTAAGCCAGATGATAAGTTCTTACTTGAAGCCTTGCAAACATATCATTTTGAAGATGCTTCACGCAAACGCTTAGTAAAATATACTGAGCAGAAATACGCACACATTGACGGTCTCGGTGACTGTATCCGTTATGGCATACATCACTTGTTCCCAATCACACATGCTTCAGTAGGAATACCTGAGTATGTTGGTATGGATCCACGCTTATCAAATAGAGCAAAGCCAGGCTTAGAACATTTGCCTGATAGTCCTTTATATCCAGGTGGACCAACATGGGAAGAGATTATGAATGGCGAACAAGTGGAGGACTATCAAGTATGGAGTTAACATGGGTAGAAGGTACGGAGATGCTGGCACTCTTATTGAAAGATTGTTAGACAAAATAGAAATTAATAATATTACTGATTGCTGGGAGTTTCAAGGTGGTAAGAACAATCTTGGTTATGGTATGATTCGTGATGACAAAAAAATGCGTACAGCGCATAGAGTAAGTTATGAAGAACACAATCAAACTAAGATACCAAGTCATCTTGTTGTGATGCACAGTTGTGATAATCCTTGTTGTGTTAATCCTAAGCATTTAAGTTTAGGAACACGCAGTGATAACACAAAAGATATGATGATTAAAGGTAGAGGCAAACCCTTTGGTGGACCAGGTAGAGGAATGACAGGCAAAAAAATGCCAACAACACCTTGCACTAATTGTGATAGAAGTATTGCAAATCCCTTATACAGTAGACATCTTAGATTGTGTATGCAAAAAAATAGCATAAATAGATTATCTACTAATTAGCCTAGATACGAGAACAAAAAATATGAAAACAAAAGCAGACTTACTAAAGCGTAACCCAATATATTCTAATATCTACAATGAGATGTTAGCATATCAATATGCATATCTTGGGGGACTACCTTTCAAGATGTTTGTGCGTAAGAAAAGACCTAGTGAAGATTCAACATTGTATCAAGACCTAGTTGCTAACACAATTGCACAGCCAATCTGTCGTTATATTGTTGACACAATTAATGATGTATTGTTTGAGCCAGGAATTAAGCGTAACATGCAATTCTGTACTCCGACTGGTCAACAGATCAATCCAAAGAATACTGAATGGGCTGATTTATTCTTGTTAGATGCAGACTTGACTAATCGTAGTATGAATGGTTTCATGGAAGGCGTCGGTGATCTAACAAGCATATATGGACATTGCTGGGTAGCAGTTGACATGCCACAAAAAGGCGATGGTAATTTAGGTAGACCATATGTCTGCGCTATTAATCCATTGAACGTATGGAACTGGGAGTTTGATTACTATGGTGGTCGTCCAATGCTTAAATGTGTTACAGTTATGGAGATGGAAGAAGAAGATTGCTATTACATCAAGTGCTATACATTAGGTGATGCAGACACTCCAAGCTATTGGGAAAGCTATGAAGTAGAAAAAGGCCCTGCTAAGATGGAAGAGCCTGCTAAATTGATTGGCACTGGTACATATCCACCAGGCATGAGCTTACCAATATTCATCGCATATGGTCGCAGAGACCCAAGATCAATCGATATAGGCATTAGTGATATTGACGCAGCCAGTGATGGTATGCGTGAGTACTATAAATTAGAATGCGAAAAGTATACAGCATTACAGTTTGCACATACATTGATTCGTGCTGATAAGGGCATTAGTATTCCAGTTCACGCTGGCGCCATTGTTCGTGCTAATGAAGGTCAAGTAGAAGCTATTCCAGTCGATACAGGTGATGTTGACGCAATCATTAAGACACAACAAGATTTGTTAGAACAAATTGAAGCATTAACAGGCTTAGGTGGTTTACGCAATAGTAAGAACCAAATCGCTTCAGGCGTTGCTATCATTGAAGAACGTAAACAACTACACCGTCTTGCTAAATCTAAAGCAAGATTGATGGAAGTTACAGAAGAAATGATTTATACATTTGCCGCACGTTTTATGAACGTTCGTTGGGCAGGTGAAGTAAGTTACAACACAGACTATGAAGCACATGATACAAATTACAGAATGGCTGTAATGAAATCAGCAAAAGAACTTGTTGGTGATAACCAAATGGTTCAATCATTGATTACAAAAGAAATTATTGCTATGCTTGCTCCTGATACTGCAATACCAGAATATGAAGAAGCATACATCAACACAATCGCTGATCCTGATCTACGAACATTAATGACTGAGCAAAACAATGAAGTTCTCAGTAGAGATTTGACACCGAGCATGATCCCAGAACATGAGCAGTATGGTGAGAATGAAAACGGTGAGAATGGTGAGAGTGAATCAGAATCAGAAGGATCATTTGGTGACGCCGGCAATGCATCATTGTTAGGTGGCCCAGGTACTCCTGTTACTAACGTAGGTGTGACATA